AACTATAAAACGGTTAGCACACACAAACCACTTAACTTAAACTGTTCCCTTTCAGAGAAAAGTTTAATGTATGGTTCGTTCAACGTGCAACCTACAAAAGAAAATAATTATCTCTTAGTAGTAGGTGTTAAATTGAAAAAGGATATTAGAAAAAATATCACTACATTAAGTAGTGATATTGGTTCTGTTGTATGTAAAGCTAATGGAACTCTTCAAGTTTGTTATTACGATAATAAGGAATTGATAAAAGATATTGTTATAAGATATTTGGGTAAGAATAGTTTACTTGAATGTTTTGTAAAGATTGATTTTATTGAATGTCCCAAACCAGAGGTTAATGGATGTTCGCCTCTGGATGATAAACAAGAAGGAGGTAACGGCATTCCTCCCACTAATAAATTAGTGGGTATCCTGCCTAAAAGATTATGATAAACTGGAAATGGGACAAATGGCAAGAAGAAGTGTTAGAACATATCGGCAATATAACGCTTCGAACTGGCAGGCAAGTAGGAAAGAGTGAGGTAGTCTCAGCCAAGGCAGTAAAATTTGCTAGAGAAAATGCAGGAACTACAACCCTAATAATAGCAGCAAGCCAAAGACAGTCAAGCTTATTGTTCGAGAAAGTAAGGGGCACTATTGACCTAATGGAGCTAGACAGCAAGAAGAAATTATATTCAGAGAAGCCAACACTCACGAAAATTCTACTAAATAATGGCTCAAGGATATACTCGCTACCTACTGGAAGAACAGGACATTTTATAAGGGGATTCACTATTGACTTATTGATAGCAGATGAAGCGGCATACATTCCCGAGGCAGTTTGGTTATCTTGTACCCCAATGCTTGCTGTTTCCAAAAAAGCAAGAGGAATGGGTCACATTATCTTGCTCAGTACGCCCTTCGGTAAAGGGGGATATTTTTATAATTCTTTTACAGACAAGGATTTTCGCAGTTTCCACGTCTCAAGCGAAGACTGTAAACGTATACCTAAAGATTTCTTAAAGAAAGAAAAAGAACGAATGACTAAAGCCGAGTACAGGCAGGAGTACCAAGGCGAATTCACAGACGAGTGGAATCAATTCTTTACAACAGACCTAATCAAGAAGTGTATGACATTTATAGAATGGAATAAGAAAGAGGACTACGACTCAAGTGCAAACTATTATCTGGGCGTAGACATAGCCAGATATGGGGGCGATGAAAATGCTTTTGTCATCAGCGAACTTAAAGGAACTCAACTCAAAGTTGTTAGATGTGTTACAACAAATAGAATCAGTACGACGGACACTATTGGAAGAATCGGAGAACTCGAGAAAGAATGGAACTTCAAAAAGATTTTCGTCGATGATGGCGGTGTCGGGGGTAGCGTTACTGATGTCCTTATTGAAAAGCACGGAAGAAAAGTCTTGGGGATTAACAATGCTTCTAAAAGAATTGAAGTACAGGGAGAAGATAAAAAGCGGGGAATATTAAAAGAAGACCTTTACAGTAATGCCCTAATGCTTATGGAAACAGGCAGAATAGAATTGATAAGCGACCTACACCTTCTCAAGAGTCTAAAGGGCATTACTTTTCAGTATGGCAGCTTGAATGAAAAACACAGCAGGAACATAAAAATATTTGGAGATTACAGCCACCTAGCAGAAGCACTAGTCAGAGCTTGCTGGTGTATAAAAGAAAGAGGACTAAATTTGTATGTGTACTAATACAAAGATTTAAATAAATCAACACTATATAAAGGGATAAGATGGCAGACACAGGCATATTTTGCACAACAGCGGAAGTCGAAAGAAAGGCAGGAGCTAACTGTTCAGCCGTCTCTAAAGCAGAAGGGTACACTAATGATTATATAACTCAAGCCGAAAGCGTAATAAATACAGTAACAAGATACAACTGGTCTGACGCTTATGCAGCACTAAGCGTAGATACAAAAGGAATTCTAAAAGAAGCAGCATCTAATCTTGCAGCAATATACGTCATCATTTACGATATGAGCGAATTCACAAGCAGAGTAGAAGCAGAAGATATGATTAACGTTCTGAGAGATGCAGCACTCAGAGCTATGAGTTTACTTCGAGATATAAAAGCAAGAGACTTCATTACAGGGGCGACATAATGGAAGAACACGACTACAAAGCATTCCCAGAACTAACAAACTCCCAAATGGAAACAGAGAGCTTTAATTCTCCTCACCATCAGTTTACAGAAGATTTTGATGCTACTGTTGTAAAAGTACACGATGGGGACACAGTGACTTTATCATCACCCCTCAGAGACTTCGACTTCCCTCTGAGACTTCTAGACATCGACTCGAAAGAATTATCCGACGGGGGAAGCGAAGCTCGAAACTGGCTAAAAGAACAAATTCAAGGAGAAGAAGTACTAATCCTAATCAATAAAAAGAACAGAGTCGGAAAGTACGGCAGGCTCTTGGGAAAAATACTCTCAAGAGGAATAGACATCGGAGAAGCAGAAATCCAAGCAGGACTAGCAGTACCTTTCGGAAAAAAGAAAGAGGGAGAGCCAATAAACTTGGATAAAATGTTCTCATTAAAACAATGGTTTTAGACTTCGGAATATTCAACAACAAAACTGACCTTTTCCCTAGAAGAAAGGCTTCATTTATAACAATTCCAACAACAGCGTGGAAAGCTACAAACTGGGACAAAGACGTTGACGTTTACGAGACTAGGGTTGTTGCAAGAGCAGACAACGCAAGCTTAGTGGCTCCCGTGATTTTGCCCGATGGAGCAACAGTAACGTCATACATATTATATGGAAGTAATGGAGTAAAAGAATATTCAATGTTCAGAAGTCTCATCACAAATGGGTCATCAGTCGGAATGGGTCAAGTGGCTCTAAATACGCCGGTAACAAGTGTAGCAAACGCATTCATAGATAATGAAAAATATTATTATAGCATCAAAGCTTCGAACGTAGATACAGGAGAAGAAATCTATGGAGCTAAAATATTCTTTACATTATTAGAGGTAGATGAATAATGGCAGAACTAGATATTGCAAACGCAACAGCGAGCAGTAATGATGGTTTAGAAGATTACAGTATATCTTCTCAGACAACAGATGGGGCAACAGGAAACGGAGAAACATCATATCAAAATACTAACTGGTCAAAGTGGCTAGGCTACTATAAAGACATTCCAGAACTAAAAATTGCAGTAGACACCAAAGCAAATTGGGTCATAGGTAATGGATTCGAAGCAGACGAAGCTACGTCTATGCTTCTAAACAGTATGAAAGGCAACGGCAAAGACAGCTTCAACAGTATACTAGAAAATATGGAAAGGACTTGCTACATAGGAGAAGATTCTTATGCAGAAATAATCAGAGACGAAGAAGGAATATTTATAAATCTAAAACCGCTAGACCCTAGCAGCATAAAAGTAATTCAGAACGCACAAGGCAGAATTGTAAGATATGAGCAAACTAACAAAAACAAAAAAACTAGCAAGAAATTCAAGCCAGAGGAAATCTTTGTTTTAAGTCACAACAGGGTGGCTGATGAAATGCACGGAGTCAGTATAATACCTTCTGTTCAATGGGTAATTGACGCCCGTAATGAATCAATGACAGACTGGAAAAAAGTCTTGCACAGAAATGTTGAGCCATTATGGATATTCCATCTAGACACAGACGACACAACTCAGATTGCTTCTTTTAAGACGAAGATGGATAATGCTAGAGACAACGGGGAAAATATGTATATCCCTAAAGGAGCAGTAGAGCCAGAACTTGTCACTACTGCCGCAAATGCAAGCTTGAATCCTCTGACGTGGATTCAGCAGCTTAATGATTATTTTTTTCAAGCCGTAGGCGTACCACAAATAATTGTAGGTAATGCCAAAGCATTTACAGACGCTAGCGGAAAGATTGTTTATCTTGCGTTCGAACAGAGAATAAAAGGAAGGCAGAAGTATGTTGAAGAACAGATTTTAAATCAACTAAATGTCTGGATAAACTTAAAATTCCCAGCTAGTTTGCAAACTGACGCGGTAAGTGACACACCAACCGAAGAAGCTCCAGAGCAAGCAGCTCAGCCTAATGATACAAAATCAGAAATGGAAGGGGCAACATAATGGTACACGTAGGTAACAGGACAGCAAGAGACAGAGCAAGGAGAGCAAAAGAAGCCCCCCAAAGAGCGGCAGACGCAGCAAGGAGAGCAGCCGCAGCAAGACAAATAGCGGCAGACGAAGGAGCAGGCAGAATTCCAACTTCAAATGTCTCTGGAAGAAACGCAATATATAATGCCCCATCAGTAGAAGAAGGGAGAGCTGACCCAGCTATTGAAAGAGCTTATCAAGAACAACAACAACATTTAAGAAGACAGTCAGAGATAGACGTAAGAAATGCAGACCAGCTGGCAAATCAACGAGCAGCAGCAGCATCAGGAACAACACCACCACTAGCAGAAGGTCAAGCAGAAGAAGAAGCCCCAGCAGAAGGCGGAAGATTAGCAGGAATTATGGAAACAATAACACCAACAGTCAACACTATGACAGGACAAATCAATACACAGAGATTAAGAACATTATTAGAAACAGGTAATTTTGGGGATTATGTGCAAGGAGAACTCACAGCTACATTAGCACAAGCAGGAATTGGAACAGCAATCGCTGGGCTTATAGCTGGCGGAGCAGCATTATTTGCAGGAGCAGGCTCAGTAGCAGGATATACTCTTGGCGGAACTACCGCCGCAACAGGAATAACTGCGAATGGTTACACCATAGCAGGAACAACAGCGATGCTTGTTAAAGTGGGATTAACTGCGGGTGCTATAAAACTATTTATGTCAGCAGTAGGGTCTTATCCATTTTCATCATTCATCAAAGAAGAAGCACTACAAACACTTGGCTTTGGCGTACATTCTGCGATGGCAGCTGGCGACCTAGAAGCCGCAGATATTGCAACAGCTCAAATCGATGAAATATTAAACTCAACTGGTAGTATAATGAATAGGTTACCGGGAACAAATCTTATACAATCCTTTATAGACTTTACAAATGCAGCAAGAACAAAAAACGAAATTGATAAAGGAATAATTGAAAACAGAAGAACACAACTAGCAAACGGAACAAATGAAGCCAGTCAAAGAATGATAGAAGCACAACAAAGAACAGATATGATTAACGCCAGTGCCACTTTTAGATTGGAACAACAAGCAACCTTCAATGAAAATGAAAGAAGGGCAAGAGAAGAACAGAGAGACGATGACGCTAGATTCTGGGCGGAACAAAGAGAAAACGAAAGGGCAGCAGAAGAAGCAGACAGAATTGCAATAGCTCAATTCTGGGAAGATTATGCACGAAGAAAAGCAGAACTAGCAGCACAAGATAGCACATTAAATTTAACAACACTCCCATCACCACCAACAACACAACAGCCACGAGACAGCGGTCAGTCATCATTAAATTTCGGACTACTATGATTGATTTTATACAATACGGAGCACTTGGAATTGTAGCGTTTACTCAAATTATACTACTCACAAAAACTAACAAAGCGATTGAAAATAATACTCAAGCGTTAACACAATTAATAGAAAAAATAAAAAAATGATGGGGTAATAATGGAAGAAGAAAAAGAAGAAGTAAAAAAAGAAGTGAAAGAAGAAGTAGAAGGGGCAGATGAAGCCGTTGCAGCAGAAGCGTCGTCTAAGACAACAATAGACAAAGCAAACGAAGCAGCTAAAAGAATTGAAGAAGCAAACGCTAAGACAGAAGAACTAGTCAAGAGACAAGAAGCTGCCAAAGTAGAGGAGACACTTGGCGGAAAGACAGAAGCAGGAACAGGACAAGAAGAAGAATCTCCAGAAGAATATATGAAAAAGGTGGTGGCAAACGATGTCTAAACAAAAACAACAGCTGCCTAAAGACTTGGGACTCAAAGTCGGTACAGAAAAGGAAGTTTTCTGGAACAACGTCAAAGAAGCGGCAGAACAGGCAGTCAAAGACGCAGAAAAAACTATTATGCTTCAATCCGCAGTGAGACAAATGGCTGAAATAGAGCTACAAAAAGAGAAAGCTTTAAAT